GGTGGAATGGCAGACACGCCATCTTGAGGGGGTGGTGAGCGTACGCTCGTGAGGGTTCAAGTCCCTCCAACCGCACCAAGCTGATTAAATAAGGGCTTACAGGTAATTCTGTAAGCCCTTATTTTTACTTGACATCATAAAGTCTTGCGTGGTTTGACATCATTTTGACATCAGAAAATTTTAGAGATACGTTCTACGATGTCATCTTCCATCTTAGGTGTCACATGTGAGTAGGTATCCATCGTTTCTTGGAATGAAGCATGCCCTAGACGTTCCTGTATGGCTTTCATATTGGCCCCATTTTCAATGAGAAGGGTGGCGTGGGTATGTCTAGTACCATGCATGGTAAAAGATGGCTTACCGATTAAATTGGCGTATTTCTTACATAGTTTACTGACTTCATCAGGACAACGAGGAGCACCCTTTATACCAGGGAATACAAGGTTATTATTAATCCAGTTCATGGTTTTAATTCTGCGCTTGTCTATGACCGTTTTATGCTTCATAAGCTCATGGAGCGTTTCCGTATCAATGGCAATTATCCGTTTTGAGGATGTGGTCTTGGTTGTATGGGATATAACTGCAGTAGATCCGATTTTGAGGGCTGTTTGTGAAATGGATATAGTTGATTTCTTAAAATCGATATCCGACCATCGTAAGCCTAATAATTCAGACCGACGCATACCTGTTGCAAATGCTAATTTAAATAGCGCATGATGTTCTGTATTTGATATATTGGATAAGAAATCTTTTACTTCATCTGCAGATAACGTTACCATATGACGGACTTTAACCTGTTTTGGCCGGGCTATGTTTTTCATATAGTTCTTAGGGATGATGTCATCTTTTACCGCCTGCTCTAATATGGAGCCTAGAATTGTCATGGTGTAGGATATAGTCCTTGATGATAATCCATCCATTGATTCAAAAACATACCGTAATGTATTAGGTTTAATGTCAGCTAACTTTACGCCACCGATTTTATCTCTAATATAGCGATTGATAATGCCTGTATAGCTTTGATAGGTGGCTGGTGTTACAGTCTTTTCCTTTAGTTGTAACCATATATTAATCCAGGTGTTTAATGAAATAGTATCATTAAAATTAGCACATGATTGATTAGTATTTATGTATTTCTCCATGGCTTCTACGGCAGCCTTCTTGGTAGTGCCGTAAAAGTATTTGCGCTTACCGTTTATCATCTTTGATACCTGGTAGCGACCATCGGATCGTTTTTTTGGCATAGCTCATCTCCTCGTTACTCGACTGATGTGTAACTATCGAATATAAAATCAATAGTCGCTCTAATTGAAGGGTTGGCTCCTTTTATTTTGATTAATTTAAACGCTTTTATGCCTACACTTCTTATTGGTGTAACCAGTAACGCCGCAAGAAAACTGTGAGTGGCGGTTTTAACATTAGAAAAATCTAATACGACAGTTTGGCCTTTTGCTAAAGCCGGTAGAATCTGTTTGTCTCGCCTATTAATAGCTTCATATTTGACTTCGCAATTTTCTCCACAATAGTTATTCATATCTATCGTTATTTCTACTTCTGTAGGCTTATTATTGCGAGCCTCTACTTCTTGTTTGGCTTTAGCTCGTAAGTCTTCTAGTTCTTTACTAAAATTAAACGATCTAAATTTATCAAAACCTATTGTCATGTAGACGAATGTACCCGGCCACGCACGTCGTAAAGTATCCGAAGTGATGTCCGTTGGAGAGATGTGCAAAAGCCCTGTGCCAGAAACTATATAGGTATCGGCTTCCAGTTTTTTACCTAAATTTGATGACAAGAATAGCCCCATGCCAGCGTTATTTTGTGCGCTATAAGGGCCCTTTGGAGCACCAAATGTTCCCGATATTTCCGGTTTTATAGCTTCTTCTAAAGCTGTTGTATCGGAAGAAAATGGAGGATATGTTTGTTCTAAGTGGCGTTTAATACCCACGCCTAAATCCGCTACGATAAACGATAATTGGTTTTTATCACGGTACCAGTTGAATTGTAGTAAAGAAGGAATTTGTGGATTATATCCGTGTTCTAAAGTGTTATATAATAGCTCGGAAACAATATACCGTAAAGTATCTTCGTGTCCGGATATGAGATCCATATCAATTTGTGAAGTATATTGTAGTATTTTGCCAATAGCCGAAGATACGTCTGTTGTTTGATTTCTAATGGCAAACATGGGTTTGTCGTAAACGGTGTTGAAGTTTTCATTACTATTTTCTAATACTTTATAGCAACCACTTCCGCCGATACGCTGCCACATTTTTCGTAATGCTGTATTCCCATCAATGTTAAAGTATATATAGGTTCCTTTGCTTTTTAAAAACCATAGATACTGAATGAGTAGGGATAGCGCTTGATAATTGGCACTGATACACGCGCGGCCGTCAATGATTATAGAAGGTCCTTCGAAATTCCAGTCAAAGATGGATAGATAGGCATTGAAGTCAACAATATTATTATTTTTAAAAGATAAAGTTCTAGGTAATTTTATAATTGGTACGCCTTTTCTAGTTGTTCTCAATCTTGATTCCTCCTATTTCCGTTGACACGGATGACAAGTATTTGGTATACTCGACTTGTAAACATAATAAATGCGTAGAGACATAATCGTGAACGGAATGTTCGTCTCTCAGAAAAGAATTAAAGGAAATTATATTTTCCCCCTACATAGACCCTCACTTATAAGTGAGGGTCTTTTCCTTTATCACAAAGCCTCCTATCCCATAGTAGGGTAGGAGGCCTTTTTATATCCCAAAAATCCCTCTAATGATGCTACGATTACGTTCATGTTTAGCTTTTCGCTCTGCTTCTTTTTGTTGTGCAATTCTGGCTTCCTGCTGTGCCTTTTCAAGTTGTGCTTTTTCTTCCGCACGTGCTTGCGCCTCTGCAGCTTGTTGCTTTTTGTAGTCTGCTAATTTAGTATCACGACCTACAAGTCCTTTTACAGAAGCAATGAGTGCTTCGCCACCACTTCCAGGGGCAGGAGTTCTAGTGTTATTTACAGCGGCCTCCTTAATAACGGTATCAGAACCATTCCTATAAACATAATAATGGGTAATGGTGATAGAAGAATCGGCAAAGTGAATATTATATTCTCTTAATTCTTGAAAACCTTTAGTTTGTAACCATACAGCCCAGGCTTTGGCAGTGTCTGTCTCAGGATCATAAGACAATGTGTTCAAATCTACTTTCCCTGTGTAGTCTGAATTGGAATAGAACCACTGCCAGCGGTCTCCGTTAAAATCCTTTGCGGATGCAATGGAAACACCCATTGTGGTAACTAGTGCTGCTAATACTAACAATTTTTTCATTTTAAAATCTCCCTTTTATATAATCCCTTATAACACTGATACATAATGATGGTAGAAATCTATATTCTCCAGTTCGGTATCATCAATACATGTTCGACGGACCATTTGCTCTACTAGATTAACGTGATGGTCTAAATAGAAGTCGTCATTAATAATATGCATTAATTCGTGCTTAATTTCTTCCCTCATACGATCATGAGGGAGGTTTTTGTTTATATAGATATTATGAGTATCTATATCTTCACATTCCTCTGACACTGCATTGGCATGTGGCAAGTCGCAGTAAATCAAATTTACAACCAATATAACACTCTCCCTTGTGTATTATTTGTTTTTTAACTTTAAAAGCTCAATATATTCGACAGCTTTTTCTAAATCCTCCTTGCTTATATCTTTTGCGGCAGAGAAGAGCATACGAGCTCCTGGACGTGTACGTAGGTATTCAGCAAATTCGGCTGCTTCACGGTCGGTGTAATAGCCGTCTGTATATTTCTCTACTAGTTCAGATTTAGGAACGCCGAAATAGTTTGCTAATAACTCAATTTTATCGATTCTAGGATATGTATTACCCTTTACCCAATCGGTAAACGTAGTATACTTTAGCCCTAAATCAGCGCATATTTTATTGCGATCAATTCCGCGACTATCCATTAGTCGTTGAATATTCTCGGCCATAATAGCCTTGTTACCTAAATCACTCATAATAACCTCTCGAATATGGAATATATTAATTAATATACCTATATATTACGACATTTTCGTAATAAAATCAATATTTTACGGAAATTTTACGATAGTTTAAGTTTAGTTTATGGACATTACGGATAAACCGTAGTAGAATGATGACTGTAAACAAGATGTGAGTATCGAGAAAGGAGGTAGCTTATGAAGTATACATTAAAGATGTTAAGGGCTTCAAAAAACTGGTCTCAACTTACGGCATCTAAAGCGATTGGAGTGTCTGTTGATACTTGGGGAAATTGGGAGCGCAAACGCTCTTACCCTGATGTTCCTCACATAAAAAAGATACAAGAAGTATTTGGTGTAACGTATGACGACATTATTTTTTTATAGTTGATTACGGTTAAACCGTTACGGAGGATAGGTTATGAAAGAATTCGTAAAAGATGAAAGACAAGGGAATATGAACAGTAGAAAAGAATACACCATAAAAATAAAAGTAGATACATATGAATTAGATGACGCGATCAAAAAGCTAAAAAGGCTTAATAAGTTAGCAAAAAAAAAATTGCCACGTGTAACATTTAGCACACATGGCAATTTAAACGAAAAGGAATTTATTGAGCTTCTAGGCAAGTACCAATGGAAATAGCAATTACTGATGATGTATCTAAAAGCAATGAACCAAGTTCTTGGACTGATCCAGATGAGATTAATTTAACATCCTTTAGTAGCAATGAATTCTCATCAAACAATAGATGCCTTTCAGAATTTGGGACATAATTTTTATTTAACGCTTTTTCTGTACTTTTTAGGCATTGATAGAGCAGCTTGGATTGAATATCAGACTCATCACTATATACAGGAAGAGCAGACAATAGACCAGCATTAGTAAGTAATATAAGCCGATTGCCATTTAATTCATTAGCTTCTAAAGAAACAGCAAATGCAATGATTTTCTTATGCATATCCATATAATCACCTCCTTTCAAGGTGATTATACAAACAATAAATAAAATTTATTAATGAATATACAAAATATACATGAATAATTTGTAAAAGGAGGTAGCTATGAATAAAGAATCACTCTATGAATTATGTTCGATATGCTTATGGATTTTAGCAATAGGCATATCTTCAAGCATAAGCATATTCATCTTAATATGGATGTTCCGATTGGCATGTGGTTGGTAGGAGGTGCATATGAATAAGATGTGCATTACGGTAGCGGAGGCTGCAGAACTTGCTAGCGTACCGGAAACTGTAATCCGAGAATGGGCGCAAGATTTTGACTTCCCATCCATGAAAATCGGTAAGCGTGGAGGTAAACGTCTTATCCACGTTGAGTCGTTTAATGCTTGGCTAGCGAAACGATGCCAGGCACGAATAGGAGAGTAAACATGTTGAAATTAGTTTATGCACTTCGCATTATCGCAGCTGTATTAGCTGTTGGTGCCATGGGGAGCCTACAACTTGATGTAATCGACTTTTGGACTTGGTTTTGTCAAACCATGCTTGGTGTTACATTATGGATTTTAGCTGGATATTGGTTAGAAGATATCCACGAATTGGAAAAAGAAAAAGTCCGCTGGTGAAAAGTTAGAAGAAATTTCAGCGGACTTGGTAGAGTGATGATCTAATAACACTCTACCTGTATTGTACAAAATATAGGAGATTAAAACAATGAACAACATTAAAAAAGCAGCTTTAGTATTAGGTATTTCTGCATTAGCAGTAAACGTGGCAAGTGCAAATAATAACACATTAGGTGGTACAGATAACACAATCACACCAGCATCTCATAGTAGTGCAGTATTTGGCTATCAAAACACAATCGATGCTAACAATGCAATCGCATTTGGTGAAAACAACGTAGCAAGCGGTACTAATTCCTTTGTTGGTGGTAATGATAGCAAGGCAACAGGCCGTAACTCTTTTGCGTATGGTAGCCATGCAGAAGCATTGACTGAATACACATATGCAATTGGTAGCCAAGCACGAACAAGTGCATATGACACTATTGCAATCGGTAATGGTGCATATGTTAGTGGTGTATCTAGCGTTGCAATCGGTCGCACAAATAACCTAAGTGGTGAGAATAGCGTTGTAATTGGTGCTAATAATAAGGAAATCAAAGGTAATCAATCAACTGTGATTGGCTACAATAACAAAATGGCTGGTGATATGGAACAGACTATTATTGGTGCTAATAGCGAAACATCAGGCCAAGGAGCCATGGCAATTGGTACACATACACAAGCGACTGCAGTTGATGCGGTGGCAGTAGGTAATAACATTATCGCAGATAAATCAAACTCCGTAGCAATCGGTACTAACTCAGTAACTGATGATGCAGTAGGGGTTGATGGTATCACAATCAATGGTACTCGCCACGTATTCGCTGGCGAACAACCTGCTAGCGTTGTATCCTTTGGCTCTCGTGAACGTGCTGGTGCAGGTGGTGTTAAATACTATAACCGCCAACTTCAAAATGTGAGTGCTGGCCGTGTAGAAGCAGATAGCCTAGATGCTATCAATGGTAGCCAATTATTCGCAGTAGTTGATGAAGTAGAAACAAACGCTACTAACATTGCTAACAATAAAACTGCAATTCAAAAGAACGCTAATAACATTGATAAAAACGCACAAGCAATCGCAACTAATAAACAAAACATCAAAGATATCGCTATCGGCTTAAATATGCTAGGTGATGTGGTTAATGATCATGAACAAGCGATTGCAAATAACACTAAAAACATTGCTGGTAATACTACTGCAATCAATAACAATGCTAACCGCATCAGTGGTAACACAAACGCAATCAATACATTAGGTCAAAAAGTAGCTACAAATACTGCAGATATTCGTGTACTTGAAAACGTGGCAGATAACCATGAACAACGTATTACTACATTAGAAAATCGTTCCATTAACCTTGCTAAAGATATCAACAATAAAGTAAATAACCTTGGCCAACGTGTTAATCGATTAGGTGCAAGTTCCGCAGCACTAGCAGGTCTACATCCCCTTGAATACAACAAGGATGACAAAGGTAGTTTTGCTATTAGCTATGGTCATTACCGTAACGCTAACGCAATCGCACTTGGCGCATTCTATAGCCCTAACGAAAAAGTACGCTTAGGATTCGGCATCACTTTAGGTGGTGAAACTCAATTCAATATTAATGCTGCATTCCGCACTGGTAGAGGCTCTGAATATGAACCACAAGCTAAGAATGGTGAGCTCGAACAACTTCGCCAGGAAGTAGAAACACTTAAAGCGTTAGTTAATAAATAAGGAGGTTACTATGCCGGAATTAACATCTAAAAAGGTGATGCCCACGATTAATACATTTGACTTTGATTTCTTTGCTGACAACAAAGGTAAAAGAAATGCAGCTCAAAAAGTATCAATTATTACAACTAATAGTTACATTAAACTTTCGCTAGCTGCATATAGAAAACTAAATGGACCTGAGTGTTTTAGAGTTGGGATAGATATTGATAATAAAGCAATTTGTGTAGCACCAGCGTTATCTACAGAGACTTATATATTTAAGCCAACAGCAACACAAATCGAAAGAAATACTATTTATATATCTAAAAGTCGCAGTGTAATCAAAAGGCTTCGTGAACTTGGCATTCCAAAAATTGTAGAAGGTCGCTTAGTTGATGATGAATTGTTGTTTAAATTCTAAAGGAGAAACTATCATGGAAAATCAAAATATCTTAACTATTAAATTCAATACGTTAGACGATCTAGCAGTGCAAGTGGCGGATTGGAACGAACGATTAAATCATCAGTGCTGCGGTAATTGCTCTAATGTTGAAGCGCCTACAGTAACAGTTGGCGAGACTATCGATATTGAAGTAGCGGCGTCTGAAGTTGCAGGAAAAGTAGATATAAAACAACAGCCTGAACCTGTTGAAGTTAAGCCAGCACAAAAGGATGTTCCTGTAACCGATTTTGAAGGTAAGTTAGTAACAGATAAAAAAGAAGAAAAGGCTGAACAGGTAGAAGAACCTGTAGCGGAACCTGGTCCTGTTGAAACACCGACTGAAGAATCAACTACAACAGAAACACCGGAACAGGATGCAGCATTAGATGTAACTGCTGAACCTGTAGATAAAAAAGCCTTTTATAAGGAATTCCGTGAATGGATGGGCGAAGATGGGGTAAAAGCAAAAAAAGCACTTGCAATTTTTAGCAAGCATGGTGTTACTCGTCCATCTAGTGACTCTTTGACAGATGATCTTATCACCGATTTGAAATCCATTATGGCAAAGGAGGCTTAAATATGTCTAAACAACAATTCAAAAGCCAAGCAGATATATGCAAGAAGTCGCTAGACATATTACATAAGGCCGTTGAAATGGACCCTAGCAACGCTGAGGAATACCAAGCTGGTATTGCTTACACAGAAGGGGTTATGAAAGCCTCTAATGCCATTGTAAAAGCTTTTGATGTAGTAGAGCCACCTAAGACAGCTACACCTAAAGAAAAATCTGAAGACACTCCTAAAGAAGAAAAACCTAAACGTAAGCGTAAGGCCAAATCAAGCGAGCCTCCTGTACCTGTTGTTAAAGAGGCTGAAGAAGTGATTGCCCCTGTGCCAGAAGAAGATGCGGACTTATTCGCTATGTTCGGCGACTAAAAGGGGGTATTCACTGTGGAGATTGTATCCAGTACCTATATTCACAAAATGTTCGATAGCGTAATCCTAGAGTCTCCTTATGGAGCGGAATACACAACTGTCCACCATATCGACTGTGGGTTTACGTTTGGTGGTAGCTGGCAACGTAAATATTCATATCATAATGGATACGTTACTGGTGCGAAATACTATACCTGTCCAAACTGCCAAACATCTTCCAATCCTTGTGATCATAAAATTTACTATTCCATTAGTGATGAGAAAGTATATCCTGTGACCGCTTATGTGGAGGTTATTAATTACAAACATTTCTTAGATTTAAAAATTAGATACCAAGGAATACAGCTTTTTTTTGACGGCAGGAAAAACGACCACGGAATGTGTACGGAAACATTGCGATTCGACTTTAAGAAACGCAAGGCTATCTTCATTGATAGATTTAGAATCCGTTATGAATTGACTGTTGATCACATTCGTGAAAATGAGATTATGCCTGTACTTAAATTCTTTGGCGATTCATACGCAATGACAGACTTTAACAGAAAATTTTTAAACAAAACATTCAAAGCATTAAGGTCTATGTTTGAAAAACGATTAAAGGAAACATATGGGTATGGTACTAAGGATGTATATGTGGCTCCAGGAGCCACTGAAGACAATGGCTATCATTTTACGATGCTGCTTAATATGATTTTAAAATTATCGGCACCGGATATGCCTAGCATTGTTAGCTTAATGAAACAATATGTGTATTGGACTAATGCTTATAGCTTATATCGATACACAAACATTCCGTTTGAAGACGATGTATTGGTGGCTACAATAAAAGGTATGAATTTTCAAGAAGCACTTAGACAATCATATAAGGCTCCCAATAGTAGAGCCTTGCGGAAGTGTATGGTTAATGATCCATTAAGCGTATATATGTCTGATGTTCTGAATCTCTTTAGTGACGAAAATTGCAGGCGCACTATTCTTACATTAAAGCGTACTAGAGCTGATGACACAGATCCATATGTTGGTAAGGCTCACAATGCTAATGATATACGTAAGGCGATGAGATTAAAAAGTCCACATGCAATGTTTATGTGGCAACAATTAATTAACCGGTGCGGTGAACCTACCATATTACGTTGGCTATTAGGTGAGGACATTCGTGTTATAGAAGATTGTGTGGATATGCACGCCAAACTCGAGCCCAAATATCAAGAGGCATTATGGAAGAAACGATTCAAGTTGAAGAACTTCCATGACGAAGTAATCAACATATTCAACAAGCAGGAATATGGAGATGTAATATTACCTGCTCAACCTCAATTACAAGCTGATATGAATGGGATGCACTTTATGGTGCCAAAGACTGCAGCTGATTTAATGACATATGGAAAGCGATTGAAGAACTGTGTAGGTTCATATCGTGACCGTGTCATTCAAGGGCAAGCAGCAATTGTGGTTGTCACGGATGATGACATGAATCCTATTGCATGCCTAGAGTTAGCCACTGGTAATAAGGTTAAAAAGGGTCAACCTAAATTTAATCATCTAGTGCAAGCGAAGTTATTCGCGAATGCACAACTAAAAAAAGACAATAAAATTCACTCTACAGTGATGAAATGGGCCAATCGTTTAAAGATTGAACCTCACACTATTGATGTGGACGCTAATGTTGTATAGGAGATCACTATGAAACTCACAAAATTAGAATTACTAAATTTTAAAGGTTTGAAAGCCTTTACTATAAATTTCAACGGTGATGTTATTATCCGTGGGGATAATGCTACCGGCAAGACGACTGTATTTGACTCCGTATGTTGGTTGCTATTCGGTAAGGATAGCTTAGACAGAGCCGATTTTGAAATCAAAACATTGGATAGGGGCGAGCCTATCCATAAAGTCAATCACGAAGTAACAGGAACCTTTACATTAGATGAAGGTGGTACTGTTGAGCTTAAACGCGTCTATCGTGAAAAGTATTCATCCCCTCGTGGTGGTGAAGTCACTATGACAGGTCATACGACAGACTACTTTGTTGATGGCGTTCCTAAAAAAGAAAAGGAATATAAGGAAATTGTAAGTTCATTAGTTGATGAAAATATTTTCAAATTAATTACTAATCCGTTGTATTTCAACGAAACATATTCCTGGCAGAACCGCAGAAAGCTATTACTTGAGATGTGCGGAGATATATCAGATAAGGATGTTATTGCAGAATATAGTGAGCTAAAAGCATTGACTGATATCTTATCAGGCCATAGTATAGACGATCATCGGAAGGTAGTAGCTGCTAAGAAAACCGCCATCAATAAAGAGCTGGATATGATTCCAGTTCGAATTGATGAGGCCTTGCGCGGTAAACCTACCATTGATACTCCTCGAGACGTTCTTATTCAGGACATTAGCTTAGCAACTACAACGCTAGAAACTCTAGAGGCAGACAAAGCATTATTAGTGAATGGACATGCGGTTGTTGATACTAGAGCGGAGCTTAGAGATGTACAACGTCGATTGATGGCTCGTGAAAGTGAACTGCAGATGGAATATAAAAAACAATCTGCATTGAAGTCGAATGAATACGATATGGTTGTTTCTGAACTTAACAATCTATCTTCTAAGGTTGAGAGCACCAAGCATCGCCTTGATACATCAAATAGGGATATTCAACGTATCGAGAGTGTTATTGACGAGCTGATGCATCAACGTCAGCAGGTCAACGAGGATGCATTTGTAATGGATATCGATGAGAATTGTCCAACCTGCGGACAAAAACTTCCTGCAGAGCAAATTCAAGTCGCGCGTGAAAAAGCTGAAACGAATTTTAACCTTAGAAAATCTAAGCGATTAGAAGAAATTAATCAATCTATTGAGCTGAAGCAACAAGACATTGAGAATATTAAAAAGCGAGATGCCAGCTTAGAGCCTATTGAAACATTAGAGGCCCTTATTAAGGCGAAAGAACTCGTCAAACAAACAATAACTGATGAGATTGGAACGCTAACAGCGCCGGTGCTTGATGATGATTCTATATATGCTGATTTAAAAGCAGAAGAGTTTATGTTGCAGATGAAACTCGATGAATCTAACACAGATCACTCTGAAGAAATTGAAGACATAGACAAACGTATTGCTACAACGAAAGAACACCGCAATAACCTTGAAACTGAATTAAATAAATACGAAGATGCTAAACGGATTGATACTCGTGTAGCAGAGTTAGAAAGTCAACAGGCTGAATTAGCAGCAGAAAAATCAAAGCTCGATGAAGCCTCTTATCTGATGGATGAATTCGTTAAGGCCAAGGTCAATATGCTGGAAGATGTTATTAACTCGAGATTCAAACTAGCACGATTCAAGATGTTTAATGTTATGTTGAACGGCAACGTTGAGGAATGTTGCGAAACCACCTATAAAGGGGTTCCGTATCGCAGCATGAATAACGCTGCACGTATTAATGTAGGCCTTGATATTATCAACGCACTAACTAGCTATTTCAAAGTAAACGCTCCGGTGTTTATTGATAACGCTGAAGCGGTGACTGAGTTTGTTCCTGTAAATAGTCAGACTATTAAGCTCATCGTTGACGAATCAGAACCACAATTAGTGGTTAAGGAGGTGTAGATATGGACGAATTGCAAGTTTTCGATAGCATTTCTTTTGGGCAAGTTAGAGTCCAGGAGTTAGACAATGAAGTGTGGTTTGTAGCAAAAGATGTATGCGAATGTTTAGGCATTAATGATACATCTAAAGCTGTAGGGCGTTTAGATGAAGATGAAAAGGGTACGAATTCAATTCCTACCCCTGGAGGTAATCAGAATTTATTGACTGTAAATGAATATGGGCTATATAGCCTGGTGCTTTCAAGTCGAAAACCTGAGGCCAAAGAATTCAAGCGTTGGATTACGCATGATGTAATCCCAGCTATTAGAAAAACAGGCTCTTATTCTATGGTGATTCCACAGACATTGCCTGAAGCCCTTAGAGCATATGCCGATGAGGTAGAATCACATAATGCAACGAAAGCCATTGTAGCACAACAAGAACAGCAGATTGCGGAATTTAAACCGGTTAAGGATTACGTAGATAAAATTCTCTCAAGTAAATCCTGTTTAGCGATTACTCAAATTGCAGCTGACTATGGGCTTAGTGCTCAAGAGTTAAATAAAATTTTGCATGAAGCTGGTCTACAACGTAAGGTCGGTGATCAATGGATTCTGTACAAGCAACATATGGCTAAAGGTTTTACCAAATCAGAAACCTTTACATTCTGCAGAAGTGATGGTCGCCTAGATTCAAAAATCACGACTAAGTGGACACAAAAAGGCCGCTTAGAAATTCATAGTATCTTAACAAAATTAAACATTCACGCTGTATGTGAAGACGTAGCATAGGAGGCACACAATGGCAAATGAAGTAGTAACAAGAAGCAATACTAATCTACCTGGTTTTCAATCTGCAGAGGGGTTTGAATTACTACAACGGCAAGCGAAAATGTTTACACATTCCACGCTAGTTCCGCAACAATTCCAGGGGGAACAGAATATGGGGAACGCTATTATCGCCTTAGAAATGGCAACCCGAATGAACGCTAGCCCGTTAATGGTGATGCAAAACTTATATATCGTATATGGTAATCCTGGTTGGTCCTCTAAATTTTTAATTGCCACGTTTAATCAATGTGGGCGGTTTGAAGCTATTAAATATAGACCCACTGGTGAAAAAGGGACAGACTCTCAAGGTATTATTGCTTATACTCGGGAGAAAGGCTCAGATGAAATTATCGCAGGTCCTGAAGTAACCATCGCACTGGCTAAACAAGAAGGCTGGTACGATAAAAAAGGCTCTAAATGGAAAACGATGCCAGACCAAATGTTACGTTATAGAGCAGCAGCTTGGTTGATTCGGACTACGGCGCCTGAAATTTCAATGGGCTTACAGACTGCGGATGAAATCATCGATGTTGAGGGTAGAGTTGTTGATACTGCAGATGTAGTTGCAGAAACAATAGATAAGAATGCCAATAGCGAAGTAATCGATATTGAGCCCACGTCTACAAGTGAATTCGTAGATCCTGAAACAGGCGAAGTCGTCAATATGTTTGGTGATTAATTGTGATTAGTATTCAAGCATTCGGTAGTAGCTCAAAAGGGAACTGCTACCGAATTAAAACCTCAACTAATGGGAATGAATTATTACTAGATGCAGGATTAGCATTTAAAGACATACAGCGTTATTGTCGATTTAATTTTGTGCATCTATGCGGTGTATTAGTGACTCATCAACATGGCGACCATTGCAAGGCCGTTTCTGACTTATTAAAACTCGGACATCGCGTGTACATGCTAAAAGACACGGCTGAGGCTATCTATGTTGCCGGACATCATAAAGCGGTCTATATAACGCCTAAGATTCAATTTTCTGTTGGTAATTTTGCTATATTGCCGTTTGAATTAGAACATGACGTTCCGAATGTTGGATTCTTAATTTCTGACGGCGAGGAGAAACTACTATATATTACGGATACATATTATTGTCGGTACACGTTTAAAGATGTGAATCATATCATGGTCGAGTGTAATCATTCATATGAAATCCTAAACCAACGCGTTGACGATGGATGCCTACATGAGAAACGCATGGAACGATTAATTCAATCCCATTTTTCGTTAGAGAATGTTATTAAATTTCTAAAGTCTATGGACCTTACTAAGTGCCAGGACATTCGACTACTTCATTTATCTGATGAAAACTCTGATGCAGCTATGTTTAAACAAGCTGTTGAAGCCGCTACCGGTAAATATGTAGTCGTAGAACAAGAAAGGAGTCCATTATGATTGTTAAATCTATTCAAATTACAGATAACGATATCAATATCGCCTATCAGAAACCATCTGCTACAGGCTTGACCGATGTCTTTACCATTAAATCTAAAGATGATCCACGACCTGAACTCATGCAAGCATTCAGTCGATTACAGGCTATTATGAAAAAGAACTTTGAATTCCTGGAAGAGTTTAATATCCCGTTTGTCGTAAGGCAATTCAAGTTTAAATATGGTGTTATCGAGGACGTGGTGGAGAAAGTCAGCGTTGAAGGCATTATACAAGATGCCAACTCTACTGATGAACTGAAATTTAAGACCGATTGGTTGTCGGTAGAGTATTCAGACCGTACATTTGCTATTTCAGTGCAAGACTTAATCGATGAATGCGTGAAATTTATTATGGGACGTCGAGCCCAGAATAATTTATTTGTAGATGAGGAATGATGAATGGCCAAGGATGTATATTACTTCAGCCACGATGTTAATGCGAGCAATGATCCTAAAATCGTAGCAATGGAGTCAGAATTTGGGGTTATTTCATATGCATGGTGGTGGAAATTAATTGAAAAACTTGCTTCATCTGAGGACTACAGACTTCCTTTTAAAAAATACACATTTATAGCTCTCGATAAAGAACTAGGAATTTTGAACGAAAATGAACGACCGTTGAACGAAAATGAACGACCGTTGAACAAAAATGAACGACCGTTGAACGAAAATGAACACACTTTCTTTTGTTCAAATAAATCATTTTCGTTCGTAAACTCGTTAATTTGTGATTTTGAATTGCTTGAATGTGATGACGAGTATTTTTGGTCTCCTAGTTTAATTCGAAGACAAGAAGAGCGAAGAAGTAAATTTAAGAAAAAGCAGGAGCAACGTAGGCTCGCAGGCATTAAAAGTGGAGAAGCTCGCAGAAAAAATGAACAAAAACGAACGGTCGTTCAACGAGATTCAACGGTCGTTGAACAAAACGAACAAAAGGAAAGGAAAGGAAAGGAAATTAATAATATAGAGAGAGATACGCGCGCGCGTAAAGATGAAAATCCTCTATCTATGTTTGACGATGATGAAGTAAAAAATAAACCTATTTACGAATTGTATATGAAATCAATTGGAGTTGTATCACCTGTTGTTAAAGAACGGTTAGATGATCTAGTTGAATCATATGGTAAGGAACGAGTTATTGTTGCTATCAATACCACGGCTGATAACGGGGGTAATAGTATCAAGTATGTTGAAACTGTTACAGCAGGGAATTTAAAAAAGGAGGTGAATAAAGATTTTGGAACCACTAAACGTAACAGCAGCAATAGAGGCTCTTCGAGAAAAGACGAGCAAGTTGACTGGCAAGCGGAATATGAAAGAGTCCACGGTAAAAAATGAGTTTTTTTACCCTATCTATGACAAGCCGGTAGTCATTCAAACAAACGTTAATACCACCTATGCTGCAGTTGGAATTCCTAAACGATATTACGATATGGATTTCGACTGGTTGCGTAAGCATGGTAGTTTCCCGAAAGAAAATGCTGAAGCCTATGCTGTGGTTAAGGAGTACTCTCATAACCTAAAAGAAAATCTTGAGTCTGGCAAGGGGCTTATATTAAGGGGACCAGCTGGTACAGGCAAGACATCGATTGCGGTGAGTATCTTGAAACAAGCTATGGCATTAGGTAAAGGATGCCTCATGATTTCGATGCCTAATCTATTAGACACCATGCTTACACTATCTAAAGGTGATAATGTGGCTTATCTAAGCTTTGAGCAAAAGCTTAGGAATATCCCATTACTATTACTTGATGATTTTGGAGCAGAGTATTCGAAGTCTGACTGGGTAGCATCTAAGGTTGAAAGCGTTATTATTGATCGCTACAACCGAATGAAGCCTATCATTCTTACGACGAATTATAGCGAGACCTGGACTGAAGAAAATTATAGTCAAAGAATATACGACCGCTTACGTGGAGAATATGAAGAGGCTATATTCAATGGAGAATCACACCGATGAAGATTCTCCTGCGATGTCAGTTTAGGTTTAGAAAGAAAGCCCATAACCGATTCCCAACGTTAAATGAGTATATTGACTGCGAGCGTGGTTCGACTATAGCAGCCGCCGCTATGAAAAAGAAATGCACCGAGCAAGTCAAAGAACAATGTCTATCACAACAGATAGAATCGGTTAAGGGTAAAGTAGACCTATTATTTGAATGGCACTCATCAACCAGGCATGATCCTGATAATGTAGCTTTTGCTAAGAAATTTATTCTTGATGGACTACAAGCTGCAGGAGTGCTAGAAAACGATAATAGGAAATTCATCGGGACTATGGCTGATAAGATTGTAAATGACGATGATGATTTTGTGATTGTACATATCACAGAATATATGAGTATATTCCTATAGTCGCTAATAGCCATAAAAATCAAAATTTCATATGTATAAGAACGTTTTAATGCGTTAACGAGTGAACATTCATGAAGTTGGAATAAAACACAATACGGACTAAAATAAAGCGTAAAGGGGGGAGATGCATTTGAATGAATGCGAAATTGAAAAAGTCACTAGGTTGGCCACTGAGGTGGCTACTAAAACCTACTATGAATTAGCAAAGCAAGAAAATGCACAGCTAGGTCGTAAACTTCGACACAACACGATCAAGCTGCTTAAGCATTATAGTCAGTTACAGTCATACGTAGACAATGCTATCACGGATTCGACACAAGCCGAGGAGATATGGCTCAATGAACTGTTAATTGATATGTTTGACGATAAGAGCATTGTGAAAGTGAATGCGATTGTTAAAAGCAAAGAAAAAACAGCATTGATGATGCGACATGTAAATAACATGCTCGATATCTATGCTGAGAAGTGTAGCGACAAGCAATTCAAATATTGCGAATGCATGCGCAGGTATTATATTGATGGAGAAACCTTAGAAGAGATTGCAGAATCATTTCCTGAAAAGCCAGATGTTCGTACCATCAAACGTTACATCGCTAGAGGGATTGAAGAGTTATCTGTATTGCTATGGGGAGTTATTGGGTTAAATACAAAGCTAGCTTGAAAAATTGTCCCAAAACTGTCCTAGACCTGTCCTTCTTGACAGTTTATAATGATAGTGTGAGTTAATAGGGAAACAAATACTATCTCTCTCAACGACACAGTGAATACCTAGAACACTAAAGCAAAAGACCACTTAATCCATACGGTTAGGTGGTCTTTTTGCATACAAATTTTAAGGAAGCGAGGTGAATACGATTGACAGATGTGTATTGTGAAAAGAGGCGATGCCTCAATAATGTAAAAGGTTGGTGCAAGGCTAATGGAATTCATATTGATCACATGTGCAAATCGTATGCACCATCACATTCGTTAGTAAAAACAAAAACTGCAAAGGTTCATAAGGAGTGCGGTAAATATAGACAAAATAAAGGCGTATTAAGATAGATTTTAGGGCAGTACCCGCGCTAAATAATAAAAAATAAATTTAAAAAAATACACGTTTCGTTGAATTTTTGAGTGATTTTTTTTTGTAGGTTCTTCTAGAGAAAATTGAAAGCGTGCGGTGGCCGAGACCCCAAAAATTGCCTAGATTTTATTTTTTTTATGACCTTGCTAGTGATACAGGTAATGAAAGGAGGCTGATTGATAAGTGAAAATTACAGATGATTTGAAAACGGCAACGGCCTCGCAGTCAAACCTGGCAAAAGCACTTGGACTCTCGCGCCAACGTGTTTCGCAACTGCTCCAAGAAGGGGTTTTAGCTACCGATGAAAAGAATAATATTCTGGTTATCAAATCCGTTATCAATTATGTCAAATATAAGGGGCAATCCTCTGCTGAAGAGGAAAGTAGTTCCGATGATGCGGTATTCGAGGTTGAAAAGGCCAAGAATGAACGCGCAAAACGCAAGATCGCTGAGTTGAAACTAGCCAAAATGAACGGCGAGGTGTACTCAGCAGATACTGTAGAACAGGTTATGACAGAAATGCTTGTCAATTTGCGTACACAATTGTTAGGATTGCCAACTAAATTGGCACCACAGTTACAAAATATAACAAAAGAGGAAGCATATAACCTGTTAACACAAGAAATTGAGGACAAATTGTCCGAATTAAGTGAATATACGCCGTCATTATTCATGGATAGTGATGAATTAGACGATGATAAAGCGCCAAATTAGGCGCTTTTTTAATGCAAAAAGGAGGTGATAGCATGAAAACGGCAAAGGAATTGTGGCAATATGTTTCTAAAATGGGCCTGAAACCACTACCAAAAACCAGTGTTAGTCAATGGGCTGACGAATATCGCATGCTATCACAAGGCCTTTCTGCTGAACCAGGGCGGTGGAAAACGAGTAGAGCGCCGTATCAAAAAGATATTATGGACGCTTTCACGCAACCTGGTATCAATAGGGTAGTGGTTAAGAGCGCCAGTCAGGTGGGAAAATCAGATATCATGAATAATGTACTAGGTCGATACGCTCATCTTGACCCATGTGCGGTCATGATGATTCAACCGACTATAGAATTGGCCCAAGATTATTCAAAGTCTCGTATCTCCCCAATGATCCGTGATACGAAAGTATTATCACAAGTATTCTATGAAACAAAATCAGAAGACGGGGCCAAGACACGAGATGGTAAGAACACAATCTTATCTAAACTCTTCCCTGGTGGTCGTCTTATCATGTGTGGGGCGAACAGTCCTGCAGGATTGGCATCACGTCCTGTACGTGTGTTACTTGCGGACGAAGTTGACCGCTTCCCTGATAGCGCAGGCACAGAAGGTGACCCAGTAGACCTTGCTGCCAAACGTATGACAACGTTTTGGAACAGGGTAATGGGTCTATTCTCCACACCAACTAATGAAGGTAGCTCACGAATCGATGTAGAGTATCAAACCGGCACGCAAGAAGAGTGGCAACATGAGTGCCCTAATTGTGGCGAGTACCATTTGATACGACATACTGAGATGGAATGTGAGACAGAGGAACATAAGGACGCTAAAGGTCGGAAGATTGTAGTAGTTAGTGATGTGAAATGGCGGTGTCCAGATTGCGGATCTACATTTTCTGAAGACGAAATGCGAAAGGTTCCTCAAAAGTATATATCGAAAAACCCTGCTGCGTTGCATAATGGCATACGCAGTTTTTTTGTAAATGGCTTTACTTCACCTTGGCTAACCTGGAATGACATCATGAGGGAATGGCTAGAGGCTAAAGGCGACCCTACTCGTGAAAAGGTAGTTATGAATACACGTTTCGGTGAGTCATACGCACAACAAGGTGCATTTGAAGACTATCAACAATTCATTAGGCGCCGTGAGAAATATGGCGCAGATCTTCCTGATGGTGTATTACTGCTAACAGGTGCCGTCGATACACAAGACAATCGGTTAGAGTATGAAATAACCGGGTGGGGATATGGTGAAGAATGTTGGGGCATCTGTAAGGGCGTTATCTTAGGTCAGCCTGATAATAAAGCAACATGGGATGCACTTGATGCGGTGCTTGATAAAGTATACCGATTTAAGAACGGCACAGGTCTTAAAGTGGCACGTGCTTTCATTGACTCCGGTGGTCACTACACGTCAAAAGTATATGAATATTGTGAAAAGAACTTCAGTAAGCAACGATTTGCCATCAAAGGTACGGCTGGGACGCCTGGTATACCTTTGAACTATAAGATTGGTAAAGCTTCCGGAAGTAAGATTCCGCTTGTAATGCTAGGTGTTGACGATGGAAAACAACAGGTAATGAACCGATTGGCTATCGAAGAACCTGGTGCTAAATACTTTCATTTCCCATTGGACGAAGAATTTCTAGGAACTAGAGGGTATGACGAGTTGTATTTCAAGGGAATTATTTCAGAACACAAGAAGAAAGTAAAACGTAAGGGCGTTATTCACGAGATATGGGAACCTACTGCAGGAGTTCGCAACGAACCTTTGGACTTACGCGTATACAACCTAGCTTGTATGAACTCAATCCATCCTGATTGGGATAGATTGGCGGAAGTAGTCAAAGGAGGAGGCCATTCTACTACAACAGTGACTAATACGCGGAAGAAACCAATGAGAAAACGCGTTCGTAGAGCTAGTAAAGTAGCAGATATTTAGGAGGATGTATGGCAACTAGTTATTCAAGAAAGCCAAGGCTAATTGATGTGCGATTAGAATGGTACGTCAAAGCTGAGGAAGCAATATTGACCGGGCAAAGTTATACAATCGGAAATCGTACTCTTACAAGGGCAAATTTGGCTGAAGTAAGAAAAATGATTGATGATTTAGTGGCAAGGGGCGCTAAATTACCAGATATGGACACTGATAATGGGCGCGGAAACAGGTCAAAACGGGTGGTTTTTAGAGATTAGGAGGCTAAAATGGCGAGAAAAAATAAGAAATTTAGCGCTAAAATAGGCACTCCGAGGGCTCAAAATAGCGGATATAGTGAGGGCGGTGCCTCTCATAATAACAAATCATTGAAGGGATATAATCCTAGAAAACTAGGCTATAAGGCTGATATTGGCGCAAATCTATCAACTTTGCGAGATAGATCAGCAGATTTAGCCATAAATACACCAGTCGGAACGGCTGCAATCAACACGAGTACTACCCATACA